AAATCAATATTCAGGTTCCGAACATTGAGGGCGAGTTTACGGAGGATATGCTTTCCGAATTCGTGTCAACTATCTTCGAGCTTGAAGAAGTGAAGGAGATACAGGCACAAGTCCACAGACTCGTTGTCGAGCGGATCGGCGTACTAAACAAAAACGCAGGTAATGCGGAGAAGACCCGGACACCGAAAGCGGGAAGCACAGTGAACAAATCCTGGTCTGCGTTTATCGCTGCTGAAGACTTTGAGTCTGCAAATCAAATGTATCAGGCCATGGTATCTGTTCAGGATGCTATGGGCATTACAGACCAGCAGTTAGCCAATCTGAAGAAAGAGCTTAACGTTATCAATCCTGACAAAAGCTAATCTTCAGACTCACCACCAGGGGGATACTCTTTCCGGGTATCCCCCAGAAAGGAACCCCGATGATTACTCTCGCAAGATACCTCAAGCAATCCAACCCAGAAGCCCTCCGCAGACTCGAAGCAATCCGCAAACAAAAAGAAATCGACGTGGCCTGGTCTGTGAGGGATGCCGAAAAACATTTTCGCAAGATGTCGAACAGACCACGCAAGAATCCTGCCTAGAATCCTTCCACAATTCCGCTAGCAAAAAGGGCGACTATCATAGTCGCCCTTTTCTTTTAACCCTTTTCTATTGCCATTCTGGGACCGCTCGCATAGCTAAACCCTTTGCCATACTAGAAAACCGTCCCAGACTCGTCCTTGCGTGGATGCCCGGTCAAGTATCATCATAAACGCCCGTCAGGACACTAAGGTGTCCGCTCACACGCCTTTGTATGCTTACCCTATACCATAGCATACCTTTCACGCCACCAACACAGCCAGAGGCATCCTCATCGAATATCATACCATGATATGATGATACAAATGGCTGTAAGGTGTTGATTCTAAATTATTTACAGATTTGTGTGCGTACTGGAAAAGTGTGATCTGGTTCACCTCTGCATCAAACATCCCATATCTTTCAACTATGTTACATTCCACACAACAGTAGTGAATGTAACAAACCTTCTGCATACAGACTTTCGTCCGATTTAGGCACGAATCCGGCGCGGAAGGTTTATGTAAGGTGTTGAAAAGATTAGAGATAGATACAGAATGGCGAATCCCGGCGCGAATATCTTACGAATATCTTGACTTTTTGGACCAAAAATGATATACTTCTTAGTACCTTATTATGGACGTAAATCCAATTGAGAATAATATTGACATTGGTAGCCTCCTGGACCTCCTTATCACTAAATCTTTCACGAAAACAAGTGAGAAAGTACATTCGATAGGTGCATTAGATTTACTGAATCTCTTTGATTATAAATGTGCAGCTAACGAACGGGACTTAATTTATGCTGCTGGATTTTTTGATGGTGAGGGTTGTGTATGCATCATTAAACCAAACAAAGATCGAGATCGTCCAAATTATAATCTAAGCGTTTCTATCTCCAACACAAATGAAAATGTCATGAATTGGTTTAGATCTGTATTCAATGCGAATGTATACTCAAGGAAAAGTCGAGATGATAATCACAGAGATTACCATGTAATACAGCTCACGGGAGATAAAGCAGCATATTTTCTTTTGAGTATCGTCTCGCACCTAAAAATCAAAAAAGAACAAGCAGTCTTAGGCATCAAGTTTCAATTGTTGGAAAACAAGTATGCTATTAACGATGAAACACCTGTGATGTTAGAATGGTATCGGAATAAAGTGAGTGCGCTCAATCATGGAAAGGATATTCCGATGAGTTTGCGAGAAGTCACTACGAGAAAAAAGATCGCACGAATTGTGAAGGATGCTGATTTAGAATTATCTGACTTAGGTTTAGATTTAGAGGAGGTCATTTAAGTGGCTCGTCCACCATCAGGAAAAGTTCCAAAATACGCTCTCCAGAACCTCCGTCCCCACCATCGCCAAATAATGTTTCGTCTAGTAGCCGGTGAGAAGCAAGTTGATATTGCTCTCGATTTAGGGCTGACCACTACCCGCCTCTCCATCATCTGTAGATCTCCTCTCTTCCAAAAGGAACTCAAAAAATTAGAAGACAAAGTTTACGATAATGTCGTAGCAACGCGAGGCACCATCTCAGATCGCGTGTCGAAACTCCAACCCACTGCTCTAACTGTCATCGAAGATATGATGAAAAGTAAAACGACAGGAAAAGCACTGAAAAGACAATGTGCAAATGATATTCTGGAGATGGGAAGGAGAGAGCATCGAACTGGGGAAGATGATGGGTTAAATGAGTTCTCTCGTATCATTCAAAAGGCTTTCAAGATGGCTGAAACAACCCAGAATGAGTCTCATAACAAGGTTGAAAAGCCTCCAATAGAAGTTGACTCGATGGAATTGAACTCTGAAACAGGACTTCCTGTTGATCCGCCCGTCGATCCAACCTCCGAAAATGAAAAGGAAGTGAGCGGTGTCGAAGAATCTGTGCAGGAAATCCTCGGTGAGATGGGGATAATGCCCCCAGAAGAATTGAAGAATGCAAGTTAGTGAAACCGGAGCCACAAACTATACTATGCATCTTAACAGTGAAGGTAATCAAATCTTTCCTTGTCGATGCGGGGAAATTCATACTGGTGATTATGCCTGCGAAGATTATCTTCATCATGAATGCTTACATGAAACGGATCTAACGGATATGGGACACGGAATGGTAATTTGTATAAACTGCGGTAATACTTGGCATGTCTCTTAACAGTGTGAACGCAGCATTTGTTGCGAAACAATCTAAGTATGTATATGAGCCACAGATGTGGGCCTCCGACATCATCGGTTTTGAGCCCGACAAATGGCAAGCCGAAGCGATGGATGATTTCATCAAGAATAAATTCCTCGCCATCAGTACAGGAACGGGCGTCGGGAAAACAGCACTCCTCTCTGTGTTGATCTGGTTCTTCCTGTCAACCAGACCATTCCCGAAAGTTCCATGCACAGCACCCACAGGACATCAGCTCTTCGATGTCCTGTGGGCGGAACTTGCAAAGTGGCAACGTCAGTCCAAGCTGTTGCGTGAGAGTTTTCGGTGGACACAAAAGAAGATTACTTTCAATGGGCATGAGGAAGAATGGTTTGCAGTAGCGCGAACTTCTCGCCCACAACCAGGAAAGATCTCCACCGAAGCTCTCCAAGGTTTCCATGCCGACAATCTTCTTTTCGTTGTCGACGAGGCATCTGGAGTACCTGATCAGATTATGAACGCTGTTGATGGTGCTATCACGACTCCTGGCGCACATGTCATCCTTACATCAAATCCCACCCGGCGTTCAGGCTATTTTTTCCGTACCATCACTGATCGAAGGTTGAGTACAGAAGAAGGTGGCTCCTTTAAAATAAGGCATGTCAGTTGTGAAGCTGCAATAAGATCCACAGACAGAAAACCTATGGCGGAAGGTATGCGAATCCATATTGACAGAGCTGTAGAGATTTATGGTCGTGGGTCTGATTTCTATCGAGTCAAAGTCTTAGGGCTGCCCCCCTTGGCTGAAGCAGCAGCCCTCATCACCCCCGAGCAGGTCTACGAGGCGCATTTGAGAGAGGTGCCTGATTCTGGGCAGGTATTCCTTTCGTGTGATCCTGCTCGGTATGGTGATGATGACACTATGTTCTACGTCCGTAAAGGCTGGAATATGATTGATCGTAAGCGTATTCAGGGCATGGACACAATGCAAGTCACGAAAGTCGGGATGGACCTCGTCGAGCAGTACGCGCCAGACTATTACTGTATTGACGTTATCGGCATCGGCAGCGGCATATACGACAGAACATGCGAACTATATCACGAAAAAGACCTCCCGACCAGCGGACTGATGCCAGTTCACGTTGGAGAGAAAGCTATCGAAGAGGATAAGTATTATAATCGGCGGGCCGAAATTTTTTGGAATCTCCGCGCCTTTATAGATAAGGTAGCGATTCCCTTTGATAGTGAAATGCTGGACGAAGAACTCACCACCATTAAGTATTGCTGGGACCAAAAGGACTCCAAGATTAAACTTCAGAGCAAAGACGACATCAAAAAAGAGTTAGGCAGGTCGCCTAATGACGCCGATGCTTTCGCAATAAATTTCTATCCTCTCATTTTCCAGCCCATTAAAGTCAGCGAACAATATTTTACCACTGGAGCTGGAGAAGGTGCCAGCGAAATCGTCGATAAGACCAAACACCAACCCCATGTCGGCGGGCAGATCAGCAACATATTTTTTGGTCAAAAAGACACCACCACCGATAATTTGAGTAAGAGAGGAAGTGTATTCCCATCATCGGTGGGAAAGGTCGGTGCAGGTAGGTATCGTGATATAAAGAGGAATAACTTTTGATGAGGGAAGGTTGGATCTGTAATAGATGTGGGAACAGTAACAGTCCTGATATTACTGTTTGTCTGTGTTCAGGAACAAATTTTAATCTTTCAATCAGTTACGACCAATGGTGGCTGTGCCCTACCTGCAACGCATGGTATCCTCCAGGAGAAAGTCACGCATGTGGAGGATACATAGATTATAATGTAGAAGGATTAGCAGACCACATCAAGGCAGGAAATTCAACACTATATCCTAATTATTAGTCAAGAGTGAAAATACGGAGTCCGTAGTTTGACTCCACAAACTTTTAACGGAGGTGAGTTGAAATGGCTGAAGTAAGCCCCGGAGACAAAGTTGTTTATGGCACATTCGTCGGAACGGTCAGACAACTGGTCGGTGACGATGAGTGTGTTATCTTGTTGCGGGCACCAATGTCCGATGGTGCAATGACTGTTATTGCAAAGCTTAGTAAAGTTGAGGTCGTAACCTCACTGCCACCTGAGACTCCACCTGAATCTGAACCTGAGCCTGAACCAGTCGCGGAGGAAGAAACGACACCTGAGCCAGAACCTGAGCCAGAACTTGAAGCTCCACCTGAACCTAGCCCGGAGCCTGAAGTGGCAACAGCCACAGAACCTGCCCCGGAAATTGAAGCAGAGCCTGAAGAACCCGGAGCCTCACCAACAACCGAAGGTGAAATAGTCGAGCCTGTTACTTAGTTAATCCGTTTAATGTGTATCCATTCTTAACCAATTGAAAACGCTGAAGCGTTAGGAGGATCGAAACATGGGCGTAACACAAAAAGAAGGTGGCACACGCCACATCGCCAACCTCATTGGGCCAAAGGGTATCGTTACCGCATTGCTCTCATTTGAGACGGGAGAACAAGCGGTCTTTGAGATCCCGTTTCCATTCAAGGCCAACATCTTAGCCCTGGAAAGTATCGTCATCAAAGCTCTTAGTGCAACAGATGCCGGTACAATCACCCCGGCTAATTCCGTCGGTAACATCACAGGTGGTACACTCACCCACGCTGCGTCAGCTGCCCAAGGTGACAAACAAACAGCATCAACCCTCACTGCCAACACTGTTATTGCAAAGGACACCGACTTGAAGTTGACTCCTGCAAAGACAACTGTCGCTGGTAAGGTTCAAGTCACGGTTCATTATCAGAGGGTCTTGTAAACAGATGCAATTGAGATTGAATAGAAGATCCTTTTGGGGACTTATCGCAGGACTATTTACAACAGTCCCGTTTCTGCATTCACAGGGACATTGGGATACTGATGGTTTTGCAGCATACAACAAGGAAGAGTGGACTAAAGCTACGCTGCGGTCATTCAAAGTGGGTCAAGTTAAATGGAACTGTGTAGATGTTCCTTACGATCCATACGACAGTACGTGGTGTAAAGAGTGGGGTATGTTCGGTCCTGGAGGATCTTCTTAGGATGTGCGCCGTGATTATCATAAATGGTGTAGTTGCACTCCTCGACGTAACTGTATCTCCCATGATGTTACCGTTGACTGTGTTTAATAGGAAAATCCTCCAGTTTGGGCACAGTCTTGGTTTAACACGGCGCACTGTTTTTTGAAGGATTAACGTAATGAATAGTTTAATTTGTTGTGGAGAGGCTGTTTTCCGTTGCTGTAATTGTGACGAGAATTACGTTTGCAGAAAATGTGGGAATGGTCATTCTTCTATTCCATGTAAATGTATTAGCTCTCGAAGAATAATGGACATGCTATGTATTTTTGAGCAGCCTCCAAAAGTTGATATAGGCAAGATGTGTAAAGACTTCGTGAGCGGTACAATTTAGAGGGCAAATGTCAACAACCCCAATTCAGTTTCCAAAGCGTATTGGTGGGAATCTTGACTTCGTAGAAGTCGGGCGTTCCGGCCTTAAACGTTTTGGAGGCTTAGTACAGCAAGAATTCCTTACGACCCTCCGTGGTCGCCAGGGGATAGCTGTGTTCAGGGAGATGAAGGACAATGATCCTGTGATTGGTGCTTCCCTCACAATCCTGGAACAAACCATTAGGAAGGCTAATTGGTTTATAGAGCTGAAAGAAGAATCTCAACTCCAAAAACAGGCTGGTAATTTCCTGCGTGAATGTATGGAGGATATGAGTCACACCTGGGATGATATGATCTCAGAAACCCTCACGATGTTTGCATTTGGTTGGGCTTGGCTCGAAATTGTCTATAAGCTACGCAAAGGGGACGTTAAGGACGCAAAACGTCGAAGCAAATTCAACGATGGTAAAGTCGGATGGCGCAAAATAGCCCTGCGGATGCAAACCTCCTTCTTCCGTTGGGAGTTCGACGATGATGGCGGGATTCAGGGTATGGTCCAGAACCCTGCACCCGATTTCAAGTTCCACAACATTCCCATCTCCAAATCTATTCTATTCCGCACGAAGAAAGATGGCAACAACCCCGAAGGCAGGTCTCTCCTGCGGAACGCCTATCGCCCCTGGTTCATCAAGAAGAACATCGAAGAAATCGAGGCTATCGGTATCGAACGTGATCTCATTGGGATGCCAGTAATCAAACCCCCCGAGAACTTCGACATCGATGCGAAAGAAAATGTCGAAGTCAAATCCAACGTTCAGAATCTTTTGTACGCGCTTAGGAGAGACGAACAGGATGGTATTTTTCTACCGCCAGGATGGGAGATTGAAGTCTTGGGTGCAGGACGTGCTACCAGACGACAATTCGACATCGACAAGGTTATTGGAAGGTACGACAAAAGAATCGCAATGTCCACACTTACCCAGGCAATCATGCTTGGGGCGGATCGTGTCGGTTCATTCGCCCTCAGTCGGACACAGGTGGATGATTTCTTTTTGGTCGCGGCACAGGGATATCTCATAGCAATAGCAGAGACGATCAACAGATTTGCTGTCCCAGACCTCTTTAAACGCAATC